TGCAGTAAATATTGCATTAAAACTAATAGACCTAGCAGAACCATCATCTTTAAGTCTAATAATTAACTTTTGCCCCTGAACAGGTGAACCAGTAGGAGCTGCTATTGTCAATCCTTCAGCCTGTGCCGTTATTACTGCAAAATCTGTACTATCAGCATCTACTGTTAATGTTGCTGTTGAAGCCGTTGAGCTTACAATAGGATTAACAACTGCTTTTCTCTTAATGCTCTTTTTGTTTCCAGAATCTCCGCTATCCTCAATAATAAATTCATCAGCACTAGCAACTGTTGTTTTCTCTGTTATTGCTGTGATCTCATTAGCAGCATTTACATGAACTGCATTTGCATCACTTGTAGCTGGTAAATCAGCAATAGTAATCTTTTTCTTATTGTTGCTATCAGCAGCATCTTCTATTAATAGAATATCACTAGATGTAGGAGTAGCTTTTGCAGTTATTCCATTTATCTCACCTCCTACATTTACATGAACAGCATTTGCATCAGTACCACCACCAGAAGAAACATCAATATAACCTCTTACAGTAGAATACAAAGCATCTATGTCACCTGTACTAGGGCTTGTAACCTCTGAAAAGGGTATGCTTATATAAACTTGTCCCCTCTGGTTACCATCATCATCAGAATCATCATAGATATTAATATTATTAGCTCTTTTTAAAAGCTTTACATTGCCATGCTTGATATAAGTTATTGCTCCTCCGTAATTAATCTCTATACCGCTTGTTAAGTTAGTTATTGTTGCCATTAGTCTACGTATCCTCTTATAGTTGTGTATAAATTGTTTAAATCTGCTGTACTAGGGCTTGTAACCTCTGCATGAGTAACCCTAATAGCATCTGCTCCTTTTCTGTTTTCTGAATTATCGTAAATAGAAACCGTTGAACTGCTTTTAATCAGTTTAACATTTGCATACTTAATAAAATAAGTATCACCATGAGAATCTACTATCTCAATACCATCTGTTTTATTTGTAATTGTAGCCATATCTTTTAAATGTATAGCTTATGTATGGATGTTACTAATATAAAAAAAAACAGCCAATAATTTTTGACTGTCAATTTTTTTTAATAAAGGATTATTTAATATTTATATTGTTATCTATTAATTTATAAATGATTCTAACTATCATTATAAGTACTAGCATTAGTAATGGTGTCAATCTTTTAACTTTAAAATATTATTAATTTGCCTAAAATCGTTTAGTATCTGGGAGTAGTTTTTATTGCTAAATCTTTCATCAATACCATCTATTAAATCACTAACCTCATCAATCTGAATATCTACCATTTTAATGGCTTCTCTAATCTCTTTAGTTTTTTTAGACTTTTTAAGCCTGTCTAAATCATCTAGCATCATATCATGAACATTAGCAGCCTTTTGCAATAGCTCAGGCATTTCTTTAATAGCCTTCTCTTTTAACTGCTCTTGCTCATTTACTTGCTTAATTTGTGATTCCCGCTGGCTAATCAAACTCTTTTTAAAATCTAATTCATTTTGAAGCCTGTAAGCCTTATCTACATCATCTAAACTTTTATAAACTCTATCACCTTTGCTATTTACGGTGTATTGGGTTAAATGTTCTATGTATTGCCTTAAAAAATTAACTCTCTTTTTATAGTTTTCTAATTCTTCTTCTAATTTTTGGATAGTTGCCAACATTGTTAATTGTGTTTTATAAGTTCAATTTTTGCATCTTCTGGTATACTTCCAATAGCTATCTGCCATTGCATTAAATCCTCACCAATATCTATTAACTCTTTTTCATTATCTGTTTCTTTATTGACTAAAAAAAAGTAATCTATATCCTCTTCCATATTACTATTTTAATAATCATTTTCTATGCTCACAAATAATGTTAGAATCTATTAATATCTTAAAACCTAGCTTTTGCATATCAGTAAAAATAAAGGTATCAGAAAAAGCTCTTTTGTTAAGTTCTAAATCTACTCTAAAATAAACCAGTTCTAAAGCCTCTCTTCTAAATAAAGTACATCCTATTCCTGTTGCTGTTATCTTTGCATCTGGATCTACTAATAATTGATTTAAAGGTAAAACACCTTGCCCCATAATATCAATCCCATGCGACCTTTCTAAAATCTTTTCACTTCTAACAGCCCTATAATCACTTGTTGAGGTTAAACACAATGTAGGCTCACCTCTCATTATCTCATAAGTACAAGTGACAGCACCAGCTCCAGAACATTCTGCATAACTTACAAGCTTTTCTAAAATGCATTCACCTGTAAATACATCACTTTCAATCATCATTAGGTAATCATAATCACCATTTAAAAAGTATTCTCTTATGATGTTTTGATGTCTGGCTAACTCTTCTCTAAAGTCACCGTTTAATGGTTCATGTACAGCCTTAATACCTCTTTTATGGTATTCTTTAACATGGCTCTTATCCTTGCTGTTATCTACTACAAAAATATCATACAATGGATAGGTGAAAGTAGTTATCTGCTTTACAAAATCATCTAAGCAATAATCCTTAACTGAAGATGTAGGGAAGCCTATTAGTATTTTAGGGTAGTTCATAATACATTTCTCCGTTAATTTTTGTTAAGCGTTTTTTATGATCTAAAACTGACTCATAAATAAACAGGTATTTTTTTATTAAATATTCATTCTTTTTAAAAAAGTCATCTGTATTGTTTACCATACGCTGATAATAATCTTTGTTTGATAAATATTCATCAGTCTGTATAATCTTCCAATTGTACCTGTTAAATTCTTTAGTTTCTAAAAAAAGTAACTTTCTCCAATAAGATGGGCATTTTTTTTTATCATTAGAATTATACTTGAGTTCTGTTTTGATTTGCCTGTCAAATTGCTGTATTATTTTCTGCATAACTATATTAAATCTAAAATAAACATTGCAGCTACTGAGAACATAATAATAATTACTGTAATAAAATTCTTAATTGTCATCTTGTTTGTTTTTAAAGTTTCCTTAAATATAATAAATATTTAAAACATTTATAACTTATCTAACATTTTGTCAATTAAACCCTCATCATTATCAAAGTCTACAACCTCAGCCCATTGCTCTTTGGCCTCAAAATGGATAATAGATATTTGTATAAAACTGGGAGTAACTGCTACTATTTGATAATTCTTATAAGCACCGTAAAATTCCCAATGAAAGAAAGCACAAGCCTCTAAAATTTCACTTAGAAACTCCTCTCTGTTCATCTCTTACGATTCTTTTTCATAGCATCATCATGAGCCTGCTGTTGTAATTCTGCTTTGTAAGTTTCTTCTGCTGTTTCTATACTAATGAACTCTAACACCCTCCACATATTTGTACTATAAACACTATCTAAAGGAGTTTTGTTTTTCTGATTGAAAATACCCTTTTGAGCAATCTTATAAGCTTTGCTTTGCCAGTAAAGATTTTTAACAATGGATTCGCTTTTCGTGTTTGTAGCTTTGCCTTTTTTTCCGTTAAAGATGTTAGCATAGACTTTTGTAATTTGTTCGTATGCTCTTGCAAAAAAAAATAGCCTTTATAAGCTTCAGATATTGTAAGATTCTCAAAAGCCTTTGCTCTCATGTCTATTATATCTTCATTATATTGCTCATCTTCTGTTTCTCGAAATAATATTGCTGTGATCCTACTAAGGTAACTCCATTTTCTATATTGCTTAGATTGAAACAAAGTAGATAAAGCCTGTGATTCTGAAAAATGCTTATACGTAGCACCTCCTAACATCTTTTCAATACCTCCAGCAGTTTTAACTGATTTAATTAATACGTATTGTGTTTTGTTTAGTGTAATAGTATCAGAAGTACCAATATCGTCCTGTGATGGCTCTCCTAAGAACTTAGCAACCAAATTAAATATTTCAATGAGGCTTAATTCATCAGCTTTATTAACGCTTATCTCAGATTCTAAGTACTCTCTAGGTATATCGCTAAACATCTCTATCCAATCAACATAAAAGCCTAGTAGTTTAGAATCACTTACAGGCTCATCTTTATCAGAATAGATGTAGTTAGATAACCATTTGGGCATAGCACTAATGTAATCTTGTGCTATACCCATTTGTTTAATAGTGTTATCCTCCCAGTTATTACGTATTTGATATGGTTTATCTAGGATAGTTACTTTCAGCATTATTGGATAATGTTTCTAGCAATAAATATTAAATCTTGCTTTACTTTTCCCAGCCTTGCACAAGCAACAGTACTAAGTTGTTTATTTCTTTCTTCTTTAATAGTGTTATCAATAAATTCTGCTATCTCTATTAGCTTATCTTTTAACTCTACTTTAACGGGCTTCTTAGCCTTTGCTGCTGGCTTTTTAGCCTTTACTTCTTTCTTTTCCATGTTATAAATATAATAAAATTTTAAAAAGTGTTTATAGCGGTTTATTACTTCTTAAAACAATCGCTTTTAGGCTTGATATTAATAAGCTGTTTAATATCTTCTTTACTTAACTGGCTGTAAATACTTCTAAGCTCCTGAAAGTATCCTAAAGGCTCTCTTTTATACCTACCCTCTGTTAATAATCCTATTCTCCTGTAATTAGATACCTCTAACCTAATAAGCTTATCTAATAGATAATCCTTGCTATTAATATTCATTTCTTAAATAGCTTTTTGATAGTTAGAAATACTTTCTCACAATAGAATAAACAGCTTGTAAATACTGATAATAATACCAGCAAAAACATAAAACTGTTTTCATGCTTAATCTTAAATCTTTTGTCTTTTTTCATTGTTAAATAGTTTGTTTGAATTTCAAATATAATAATAAAATTGTAATACAAAAGTAAAAAGTTATGCAACTGCTCTAACTGACTTCTTAGCAAGCTCAAAATACTCACGCATCATAAAACAATCTGCATAATCTGGAGAACGGCCTATACTCTCTTTAATCTTATCCTTAGCAATTATACCCAACTTATTTTCATCATTATCAGGGTTAGCCTGTTTAATACTTGCTAACTCTTCTTTTAACTCTTGCCAGCATTTATTAGCAACATTAGGAGCAATGTATATCCCATAATCATTAACCCTCTCAGCACTCTTAAAATAGCACTGAGCTTTTAAATTTTTATAGTTTTCATTTTTAAACTTATTAACTATTGCCTTAGCATTATTTGTAAAACCTTTAGAGCCTTTTAAAACATCAACAGCACCACCACCTACACCATCTTGGTCAAGTACAATATTACTCCTAGCAACATTATACTTATTTGCCATTTGTCTAATAGTCAATACAACCTCATCAATACCAGACTTATCTATTATATGAATATCAGATAAAACAAAGCCTTGCCATACCATTATTACAGTCTTATCAGCTCCAAACCTAGCAACATCACAAGTAATAAAAGCTTTGCCTTCTGGCTGTATAAATTCATTAGTAAGAAGATTATCTAAACCATCATCCGCATAAATTCTGTTAGGGTCATTGTCATAATCCCAGTTACCTAATAAAAGCCTTTCCTTTTTAGACTGGTCTTTAATAGATTTAAGGTTAATAATATACTCTTTATCAATATAAGGGTTATCAGTTACATAAGCCTCTATAAATGCTTGAGTACTGGGTAATTTGTTTGCTCTGTATGGCTGTATAAACTCCTCATACATCCAATTCCTTTTAGGGTTACAGGTAATTAATAGCTTAGGTAGTATATTGTATTCAGTATTATACCACCTCCCTATTCTAGTTCTCAGCACATCATAAGCACCAAAGTTTATTTCTCCACCCTCTTCAATCCATCCTCCTGTATATTCTAATGAACCAAACCTCTCATACATTGGGTCAGATGGCTTATACTGTAAATCAAGTAAGTCTATTCGTGAACCGTTAGGAAATTCAATAAAGTTATCTTGCCCTTGATACCTCCAGAAGTCATGAGGTAAATTGTGATGCTGTCTTACTTTGAGTAATGTTTGATATGTTGATGCTCTTAGCCTTTTTAACTCTTCTCTACCTATGAACCATTTAGTCTTAGGATACCGTAAACAGTTTACTAATAACCATTCACATCCTAGCCATGATTTACCACCTCCAGCAGCACCACCATAAAGAGTTTCTTTAGTGGTATTATCATTTAGTTTATTGTATGCTTCATGCTGCTTTTTAGATGGATTAATATTAATCTCCATTAGGTAGGTTATAGTTTATCTTAATCTCTCCTGTATGAGTATTTTCGTTTTTGTTTTCTTGTTTGTCAGCCCAACCAAATCTGTTTTTCATATTCATATACCAACCAGTATAAGAAAAGTCTTTATTATCCAGCTCTGTACGGCCTTTTGATAACCACCATGCCTCACAATATCTCTTACACTTTTTTATGGTGTCTAAAAAATGCTCATCACGTTCAGATAAATTGTATAAAGTTTGCCTACTAATATCTAAAGCAACTGCTAATTCAACGATACTAGCACCCTCTTTAGATAGGTTAATAATAATATTCTCCCATCCCTCTGGTAAATCTTCTAATTTCTTTAATGGCCTACCTTTATCTGGCATATCTATCTGTTATATCATAATCTGGATTCTTTAACCAGAAACTATCTTTTAAATTCTTTTCAACTTTGATTGATTTAAGGAAGTATCTAGTAATACCATCATTAGGTATTTTCTTTGCAATGATAAACATACTACTATTCTCTAGTACTTTATACTCATGCCCTTTATGATAAAATACATCTTTAATATGTAAGGTTCCTACCTCAACCATTTTACCTAATATAATAAAATTTAATTATTTTTCAATCTCTTGAACTATTAGGATTAATTCATTAAGCAACTTCTGCTGTGCCTCTTCATAGTTTTTACAGTATGATGATTCTGGTGCAGTATAAATTGGCTTATGAAAAACACCCCTAGCATATATTTTATAATTGTATTCTTTTCCTGTTTTTTCAATCCATGATGTATAACCCCACCTTCTCCTAAACCAGTCAAACACTTTACAGTATGTTATATTGTTATCATATCCTAGTTGCCTTACTGAGGATAGCTCTTCAGGGGTTATTACATCACTCATAATTTAATTTAATTAAAAGAATATACTGCTGCTAACACTATACTGCTTAAATTATTCTTTTGTTCAAATACTTGCTCACTAGCTTTATCTAGTCTATACTCTAACTTTAAATTTAGATTCTCAATTTCATAATCTAAAGTAGTAGTAAAGTTTATAACATTTGCATTATTACCAATAGCACCAACTCCATCATTAATTTCTGCAAAGTATTCCGTTCTTATTCCAGCGGTTAATTTATTAAAATTATACTGAGGATATAAAGCAACTCCATAAAACCCATCTTTATCAGTTTTGTTGTATGTAGAATTTACTCCCAGATAAAACTTTTTAGATAAGTCATAACCACCTGTCAAATCTATTTGAAAAGTAGGCTCTAAGCTTGCATCCTGTTTTCCGTATAAAGCATTTATAAAAGTACCTTTATACCCTAATTGAACTCCTAAAGTATTAAAGTTAGTAGTGTTAAAATCTGTTGCATCAGTAGCATTTAAAACAGCTAACATACCTGTAAAGTTTTTAGATAGGTTAAAATCTGCTTTTAATCCTGAATGTGAAAAAGGCCCATAACTAAACATATAAGAAGTTGAATAGTTAAAATTACCAGTAGGGCTAATAACCTCATAACCTAGAAAAGTGTTAAAATTACCCATTGTGAAAGTAAGGTTATCGCTTGCATCCCAATAAGCGTATAATTGATTAATGATATTAGAACTCCCTGTTGATAAAAATACTGCATCTTCACCTCTAGGGCCGAAAACTAAATCAGCAACAAAACCTGTGTTTTTAGTATCATAAGAACTGATAAGATTAAACATTCCTAAACTAAACCCGTTACCATTTGCAAAAGATGTAGCTGGAGCTATATCTGTATTAGTACTAAGGTTTCTACGGTAATAAATATCAGCACTACCTTCTAATGATAGTTTTGATTTTAAGCTATCTTGAGCTGTAATAATTAAAGTACTAAGTACTAATAAAAGTGTAAATATATTTTTCATTTTTTTTGAAATTAAAAGAGGGGTAGTTAACCCCTCTATATTATTATTAATGTTGATTTAATCGGAAATCTGGATAAGCTGACATTCCATGCTCTGCATTATCTAAGCCTTCTATCTCTTCTCTTTTGCTAACTCTTAATCCTATTGTTTTTTTAATTGTAAACAGAATTATAAAAGCACTAATTAAACAAAAAGCTCCAATGATACCTACTCCAGTTAATTGAGTAATAAATTGACTACCACTAGCCATGCTCCCAAAAATACCTACTGCTAATGTTCCCCATATTCCACAACCTAAATGTACTGCAATAGCTCCAACAGGGTCATCTAGTTTAAGTTTATCTAATAATGATACCGTAAATACTACAACTATACCACCAATGATACCAATTAATACAGATTCATTTGGACTCATTAAATCTGCTCCAGCTGTAATAGCTACAAGCCCACCTAAGATACCATTCAAAAACATAGTTAAGTCAAAGGTTTTATCCTTGAATAAAGAAGTAATAGCAGCACCAATACCACCACCAGCAGCAGCTAAACAAGTAGTAACTAAGGTTAGTGATGTTAATTCTGGGTCTGCACTTAAAACAGAACCACCATTAAAACCAAACCAACCTAACCAAAGTATTAATACTCCAGCAGTAGCAAAGGGTATGTTATGCCCTAAGATGGGTATTGACTTACCGTTTTTGACTTTACCAATTCTAGCACCTAATAACCAAACAGCAACTAAAGCAGCCCAACCACCTACTGAATGAACTAATGTAGAACCAGCGAAATCATAAAAACCTAAGTTATCTAAGAAACCACCGCCCCACTTCCATGAGCCTACTATTGGATAAACTAAACCAACATAGATTAAACTGAAAAGCATAAAACTACTAAGCTTAATACGTTCAGCTACTGCTCCAGATACAATTGTAGCAGCGGTTGCAGCAAACATACCTTGAAAAAGAAAATCAGTCCACCATGTATAACCACCATCAGCATAATCAGCAGTCATACCATTTACAGGTGCATCAATTCCAAAACCAGCGAATTTAAGAACTCCCATACTACCCTCTTCAAATGCTGGATACATAAGATTAAAGCCACCTATGTAGTAAACTAATAAGCCCATACAAATAATGAAGATGTTTTTAAACAAAATATTAATTGTATTCTTTTGTCTAGTTAAGCCTATTTCTAATAAGCTAAAACCTAAATGCATGAAAAACACTAGACCAGTGCAGACCATCATCCATACATTATT